TTCTGAAATATTCTTTACTGATCTAGGCATTCAAATGAATGGAACAGTAAAAGTTTCTGCTCCTACATCTACTGCTACGGTGGCTGTATTTTATGGCTAACTATACTTATCTGGTCAATGAACTAATTGCTGCTACAGAAAATGATAGCACTGAGTTCCTGAACTTTATTCCTAATATGACGAATAGAGCAGAAGAACGCTTGGTCAAAGACCTAGATGACTATGGTTTAGTATCATATACTTCTGTGGCTGTATCTTCTGGTACTAACAAAATTACTCTACCAACTGGTACACGTATTGTAAAGAATTTTAATATTACTAGTAATGGTACTAAAATTAACCTTCTTATGCGTACAGATGAGTACATTAACGATTACTGGCCTGTAAGTGCTTCTACAGGAGAACCTATTTATTATGGGCGTCGGGATAACTCAACAGTGCTTATAGCCCCTACAGCAGCTTCTACATATGATGCAGAAGTAGTTTATGTAGCAAATCCTGTTGCTCTTACTTCAGCAGCACCGACAAATTACTTTAGTGATTATTGTTATGATCTTCTATTTAATGCATGTATGATTGAAGCTTCTATGTTTCAAAAAGATTATACAACTGCAGGAGTGTATCAGCAACAATATTCTCAACTTCTTGAATTACAGCGTAATCAAGCTCGTAGAACTCGCCGTGATGATATGCAATCACCAGCAAGTCCTGCAGGTGCTGACGATAATCTCGTTGCAAATTCTAATTAATTATAAGGATTAAGTTATTATGCCTAATAAAAAAAGTATGAGCGAAGATCGTACCGGCCCTCTTCTGATGGATATGGATGACGTAGCAGAATCAGGTAATAGAATGTCTGAAATGTATCAAGGTGGGGAAGATGCGGATAAAAATTCAACAAAACGAGCAAAGCCGCGTAGTAAACCTAAGCCACCTCTAAAGCGTATGGCGGGTGGTAAAGTTTCCTCTGGTTATAAATGCTCACATAACCGCCTTTATTAAAAAAAAAGGAATTTAAATATGTCTTTTAAACTATTAAATGATCTTGCTCGTGTTGCCAAAAAAAACCCAGAAGCTAGAGCAGCCTTAAGAAAATTTAAAAAGATTGGTGATGACGCCGCTAATTATACTTCTAAACAACTTGACGATTTAAAAAAAGCTGTTGATAAAGCAAGAGGTATGAATCCAAAAGGTCAAAAAGCACCTACAGATGTCGTTGGTAGAGCAACTCGTTTGCTTAGAAAAGCAAATCCTGATCAAGTAAGGGGAGAAATTCTTACTAATAGTCAACGCGCTGCTGATAAGCTGAAAGCTGCCGGTGCTGCCGCTGCAGGTGCTACAGGTGCTTTAGGGCTTAAAGCTGGTTATGACAAGGGTAAAAACAAAGGGCGTGAAGAAAGTCGTAAAGAATCTAATCAAATAGCAGATTTTGCTATTGAGATGACTGACCGAGAGGCAAACACCAACAAAAAGAGTTACGGCGGTAAGGTTACTCGTCGTAAAGCTGGTGGTAAAATTGGCCGTGGTTGTGGTGCCGCTCTTCGTGGTGGTGGGAAGGTAATGCGATAATGGAATGTAAATGTAAAGTTTGCCCTATTCATGTATTTACACGCCTTTTAAAAAATATTATTGGACGTTTAGACGCAGCACTTAAAGCACTAGCAAAGTAAATAAAATGGCCTTAACTGATTCAGAAAAGAATAAGCTTAAAAAGTATGGGCTATCAGGTTTAAATAAACCAAAGCGTACAACAGGACACCCCACAAAAAAAGGTGTTGTTGCAATACGAGACGGTAGTAGTGTAAGAATTATTCGTTTTGGTGATCAGAAAATGGGACATAATTATTCTCCTGAAGCTCGTAAATCTTTTAAGGCTCGTCACGGCAGGAATATTGCTAAAGGTAAAACTAGTGCTGCTTATTGGGCAGATAAATTATTTTGGGCAGGACCATCAGGATCAAAGAAATCTCCTCCTAAAGGTCAAAAATTAGTTCGTGGTATTAAAAGAAAGAAAACATAATGGCAAAAGGTATGTTACACTTTACTAAAATAGGTAAACCTTATAACGGAAGTATTCATAAAATGAAAAATGGTAATATACACACAGGGAAAACACATACAAAATCTTCTAAGCGTGTATTTCATTTTAAAGATTTATCTCCAACAGCTAAAAATAAAGCTGGTCAACAAATGTCAGTAATGTTATCAAAAAGTAAAATGTAAGATGGCTATAGGTCGCTCTAGTATTAGTCAGCAAATAATGAAACCTCCTTCTAATAAAAAGAAGGTAATAAAGAAAAAAAAACTTCGTAAGAAAAAAGCTCGTCGTCCTTAAAGGAATGTTAGAATATGGCTACTAAAGGAACAGCTACTAAACGTAATCCCGCTAAGTGGGCGAGAGCCAAAGCAAAAGCTAAAGCTAAGATGGGTGGTAAACATTCTGCTAGAGCTATGCAACTTGCAGTTAAGTATTATAAAGATGATGGTGGTTCATATTCTGGTAAGAAAAAACCTACTAATAAATTATCAAAGTGGACTAAGCAAAAATGGAAAACAAAGTCAGGGAAACCAAGCAGCAAGACAGGGGAGAGATATCTTCCAGAGAAAGCAATCAAAGCCCTGTCGCCAAAGGAATATGCAGCGACCACCAAAGCAAAGAGAAAAGGGACTGCTGCAGGAAAGCAGTTCGTGAAGCAGCCAAAGAAGATAGCAGCAAAAACGAAAAGGTTTAGAGTATAATGACTACTTCAGGCACATATAACTTTTCAATGGATATTGATGAAGTTATCCAAGAAGCAATAGAAATGATTGGTGGTGAGCAGACACTAGGACATGAACCCAAGTCTGCTCGTCGTTCTATTAACCTATTGCTTCAAGATTGGCAAAACCGAGGTGTACTCCTTTGGACAGCTAATACAACTACTGTATCAGTATCTACTAGTGTAACAGCTTATGAACTTGCTGATAGTACTGTAGATGTATTGGAAGTTGTTCTTAATCGTGACGATACTGATCTTCAATTAGAACGTATTACAATGGAAGAATATCTTAAAATTCCACGTAAAGGTCAAACAGGTCGTCCATCACAATATGCTATTAGACGCAATCGTGATAATCCTGTTATGTACGTATGGCCTATTCCTGAAAATACAACAGACCTTTTGAAAATTGAACAAGTACGCTATACTCAAGATGTAAATAAATCAGCTATTCAAACTGCAGATATTTCAAGACGTTTTTATCCATGTCTTACTGCAGGGCTATCATATTTTATGTCAATGAAACGTCCCGGTGTTGAGGGAGGCAGGATTCAGTTCCTTAAAACAGAATACGAAGAGCGCCTTGCTCGTGCAATGGATGAAGATAGAGAAAGAGCAAGTTTACGTATCGTACCTAACTTAAATAGAGTATAATAATAATGGCAAGTAACAGGAGAGCTTTAGCAATATGTGACACTTGTGGGTTTAGATATCCACATCGTGTTATGAAACTTAATAGCTATGGTATGCTTATTTGCCCAACAGACTATGAAGGTGCTTTTGATTTAAAAAACCATCCTCAAAATCGTATACCTAATGTTAGAGATAATCCAGCAATTCGCAATCCACGACCAGAACTTAATAATGATCGTAATATTGATTGGCAAAATGCTTCATCGATTTGGGAAGACACAGATAGTTATTGGAACACAATATAATGGCATCACTTACTGGAACACAAATTGCTAATACTTATAAACAACTACTTCAAGTAGGTAGTGGTAATGTAGGATTAGGAAGTACTTTACAAACTGTACAAGATGGTGATGCTACTAATTCACCCCTACAATTAAGTACTAATGCAGTAAATATTAATGGAACTTTTCAACTTAGTGGCGTAACTTTAACAGCATCAGCATCAACTCTTAATGCAGTAGCAGACCTAACAGGTGCTACAGGATTAGTTGCTGTAAGTGCTGGTAATGTATATGGACGTACTCTTGTAGCAGGTACGGGTATTATAATTAGCAATGCCGATGGTACTGAAGGCAATCCCACAATTGCTATGGTGACTGCTACTACTTCTGGTTCCTATAAAGGCCCAAATGATATTGAAGTAAATGCAGTAGGGCAGATTGTAAGCATTAGTCCTGCTGTAAGTGTTTCGGTAGCAACTATTAAAAGTGCTGCTTTTGAAGGCGGTACTTTTGTTGGGAGTACTGGTGGTTTTTCAAGCAATGTTTCAATAGGTGATGATCTTGTTGTTCGCGGCGATGCTACGCTTCAAAGAATAACTGTAAGTGCTGTTGCTTTAACTAGGCTTTCTGCAACGTCAGGAGAATTTTCAGGAACTGTAAGTGCTGGATTTTTTGCTGGTGATGGTAGATTTTTAACTAATGTTCCTGTTCCTAGTGGTTCAGGAACAGTACAAAAAATAACATCTGGAACAGGTATTAATTTTACTATAGATGGCGTAGTTTCAACAACTATTGCTACTAGCGGTACAGTTAATCTAAATGCTAATCAATCTTTTGGTATTGTATCAGCAACTAATATTGATGCTGATGAGCTTCTTATGGCGGGAGTTTCAGCAGCAAATGTAACTGAAGTTGCCGCAGTATCCGTATTAACAAAGACTAATCTTGATGCAATAACATCTATTAACTCTGTTATTGGAGATGGTTCAGGTTTTGCTACAGACGCTGAACTAGCTGCAGTAAGTGCTAC